AAAATATCGCTCGTTTTGGTTGGAAGTAAACCAGGGTTACGAGAAATTCTTAAAACTTAACCTGGCTTGTAGGTAAAAGTAACCTTCTTTTTTAAATGAATATGACAACAACTAATTTAAACAACTTTAACCATGATTGTACTGATTTCACAGAATTAACAACATATAAGGCTAAAGAACAATCAAAAGTTCCTTTCATGAACTGGTGGTGGTGTGCTACCATTGTAGGAGCGCTACCATGTATTGTTACAAATTTATTATTTTCAAAGGAACCAATGAAACTTTCGCGCGTACAGTTGCCATCAGTCACATCTATGTCGAACGAAATGACTCGAGTTGACATGACTGAGGTTGCTCTCCACCCTTTGCCAATAGGTGGGCAGAATTACCAACGTGTACCACTTAATGCAATACCAATATCTCATGATTTAAGAATTACTACAGATATCACACATAAGAATCCCGAAGATTTTGTCCATCGACATTTTGATTTAAACAAGCATGCCTATATGAATGATGTTATTGACGATTATACCTGGCATAGAAATCATGATGAAATACCAAGCAATATCTTAGACCAAAAGAATAATGATGTTGTACAGGGCATTTTGGCGAATGAGTATTTAGATGTTGAACACATTACAGGGAATGTGCATATACCAACAGTTATTGTGGCGTGTAAAGAATTAACAGGGATGCTTGAAGACACAATAAGACATTTCAAAGTTACAACGAATAGGAGATTGGCACGTTCAGAACGAAATTATTGGTTCGGACGATATGTTTTACCTCGTGTAATAAACCATTTGAATAATGATGTTAAGTTTGTCGTAGACGGGGATAACATACAGATTACCGCTCAGGAAATTATATATCGGTTTTTCGAGAATTCCGGGCGATGTTTACCACATCAACATATTTTGACAGAGTATGACACTGCGGACATTGATGAACTTCATCGACGTTGCTTGAAACCGGTTATTTGGCATGATTACCATCATGTACCATGGGAGGTGAAATCTGTTTTCTGGGACGAGAAATGTGTCGCCCTAGGAAATTTCCTTTTTCAATTCCCCTCCCAAGAATTGAACACAAGCACTCTGCAGCAGTAGGTATTGAGGTGACTCAATACCTAACTGCGAAGAGACGTGTCCTTGGGTTTTCTCGAGATTCATGTTCAAGTTACACCACCCAAGGAATTGTAGACGTCCTTCACGAACCGATTCATTGGCAAAAATTTATTCAACTACCAAATAACAATCTTATTGAATTACCACAATATGTTTTAGATTTTCCTATTCGGACTCATTTGCATTACCCATATTATCTACCACCAAATTTACTCCCATTGAATTTAACTCATCCAGATTTTGAAATAAAACTTTTTAAACCCATACCAACCCAAAAATCATATACCAATCCTATATATCAATTAAGTATTTTTGATCTGACTCCTGATGTACCATGGTGTACGAACCCAAATTCCAAAATTAATCAATATTGCGCGTATCGGAAACGTCTTGCTGGGAAACGACCACCTATAAATAATTTATTCCTCACAACAATTGAATCAATCACTAAGGAATTCTTGACCACTAATTTTAAACCTTTACCATACATTGAAAATGACATGGATAAATATTTTAAGAAATGGCTTGAAGACAATAAAACTTATGTAGAAGGTCGGAAAAAACAATTACGATTAGCTTATCATCTTCTATCAACACGCAATCACCCTTATCGTTTGACAAATAAAGATTATACCTGCAAATCATTTATTAAGCGTGAATTATATGAGGAAGCCAAAAACGCACGAATAATTAATAGTCGTACAGATAGTTTTAAAGTTATGGTTGGTCCATTTATTCACTATCTTGAACGTATAATGTATCCAAAACAGTATGATTTTCGAGGACAAAAATCACATTTTTTTGCAAAGGGAATCAGCCCAAGGGACTTGCCAAGCAATATAATGCGATTAAATAAGTATCCTTTCTTTTTGGAAACTGATTACTCATCTTTTGAAGGCAGTTTTGACCCATGCTATGTCGATGTTGTTGAGTGTGAACTGTGGCGTTATATGTTTAAAAATAATCCAATTATTTTAAGTGCAATAATGAATACATACCTTGATCATGATAAAAATGGCAGACTCCAGCCACGTATCCAAAATTTGGAATCAGACATGTATCATGCTAAGGTAAGAGGAGCTAGGATGAGTGGTGAAATGTGGACATCATTGGGCAACGGTTTTAGCAATTTAATGAACATGATAACAATATGCACATTGAAAGGCATTAAATTTGATGGAATGGTGGAAGGTGATGATGGTTTGTTTGGACTCACTGCAAACACAATTGATCAACATGACTTTGAATCTTTGGGTTTTTCCATTAAAATGAAATATGCCAAACAATTGTTAGATACTGATTTTTGTGGAAATTACATTAACACTGAAACTGAAAATGTTATTCTACCACCAGAACAAATAGTGAGATTAGCATGGACACATTCAAGTGTATATTTTAAGCAATCATACCAGAAGAAGCTTGCATTGTTACGGATGAAAGTCATGTCAACTTATGTAATGGGTAAGAATACACCAATTTTGGGACCATTATGTTATAAAATAATGCACTTAATTGGCCCTGGTGATATGTTGCATGAGGTGAGTAGTAAGTGGTATGATCAATTGATTCTTGAGAATATTAAAAATAGTGAATTTGACCAAGTTTCTATTAAGGATTCAGATCGTCAATATTATAATTACAGGTTTGGGATCACAATTAGTGATCAAATCTCTCTCGAGAAAATAATAGCCCATGCAAAGAATTTAAAAGAATTGTATTTACCATATCAGTTTATGACGCGTTCAAGTGATATGACATTACGACATATATAAAATTGCATTTATTAATGGGTGAGAATGTACGCTCTAAAGAATGTGTGTTGAGGAGAATACCTCATCACTCGCCATTCTTGGGGGCAATGTTGCTTAGAGGGCATAATAGGATAATCATAGGTAAGGACTTGTAGTACCC